CTGGTCAAATCCCAGTCCACCAACGGGTCCAGCGCGTCATACGATGCGGTGTCGCTCATGCAGGAGGAGAAGGACAAGCTCAAACCCTACCGGCTTGGAGGATTGCCATGAGCCTGCTTGACGATCTGAATGCCGGTGGCGGATGGCGTATGCCGGGCGCGACCAAGTGGCGGCGACTGCGTGCGAGGAAGGTCGATGACCCGTATTCCGGCGAGCAGACCGGCGAGGATTGGAACCATCCTGATGTGCTGGAATTCGCTGGTGCTCTTTCCAGCTCTAGCAGCATGAGGACTCCTGACGCTTTGCGTGAGGAGACCACCAGCACGGCCTACCTCACCTCGACCGACCCGTCACTCGATATCATGCCCGGCGACCGCATCAGGGCCATGCCGGATGACGGCAGATGCTGGGAGGTGTCCGGCTATCCGAGTCGTGACGCGAATGCTTTCACGTCGTGGCAGCCGACGGTCGAGATTCCACTAAG